TGGGATGTAAGCACCCTGAAGCGCACTCAAGCCAAGCCCTTGCTGTGCCTCTTCTAACCCAAGACCTCCTGCCATCAAGCCCATGCCGCCCTGTAGTGCTTGCATAGCCCTAGCTTGTTGTGCGGCTTCTAGAGCTTGCCTCTGTGTAGCTAGACCAGAACCTAGCCCTGCAAACTGAGCGCCAAGAGCCGCCTGTTGCTGTTGTTCCGCTTGTGCCTGTTGCATCGCCATCAGTGCCGCTTGGTTTTGTGCTTGCTCTTGTGCTTGAGCCATCGCTAGTTGTTCTGGCGTACCCCCAAACATAGCAGTGCGTACACCACCTCTGCCTTGTGAAAACAGACGCTCTTCCAAAGCCAATCTCTGTCTCTCTTCTTCACCAAGCTGTGTAGCCCTAATTCTGTCGTACACCTCTTGTTCTCTAGCACCCATAGGCATACCAGCTTGACCCATGAATTGCCCACCTAGGCCAAACGCCTGTTGTGCCGCCGCTTGTTGACCAGCGAGGCCGAACGGAGATACGCCTAACTGTTGTTGACCCAAGCCCAACAACTGTTGACCGGCAGTTCCCAGTTGTCCAGCGCCAACAGGAGTAGCACCAAACCTAGAGAGTGCCGCAGATTCCAGAGCACTCTGAAGCTGTTGACCAGTACCGCCTAGGGTATACTGAGTTCCTCCTGCTCGAGTAGCTTGTATTCTACCTGTAGGACCGCTGACGGTAAACGGTTTAAACGCAATGTCAGGGGTAGGTAATGCAGGAATATCTTCTTTAAAAATATCCTCAATAGTACTGGGAACAAGCCCTTCAACAATATCGCTTAAAAAGCCCATTAGTAAGTACCTCTTTTCTTATTATAATTCATCATCATAGCGTTTTACCTATCAGTGCTAGTACATTCATCTCTTGTATGGACAAAGCGTATCCGTTGATGTCTGTTTCAAGACCCACAGTAATTACTGAGCCGTACCCTGTAGTGTTAATCGAAGACCTACTAACTGTAATAGCTTCCTCAGAGTACTCAGCGAGTCCGTATTCAGACTGTCCGTAAAAACCCGGAATAGCACTGCTGGTTCTAAACGTGCTAGTACTAGGGGCTGTAGAAAAATCATAAGACCATTTAAGAAAAATGTCTGCGTTATTACCGCCTATTAACGTAGGGCGTATCTTTTTTAACATTTTAATCTTAGAAGGGTCACCAAAAGACAGCGCAGGGCTGTAGTACCTAAACCGGTAAACGCTTCCGTTGTCAGTGTAACCAGAGTAAGTTCCTACTCCGTTTGTTGTGCCTATGTAAACGTCTCCGTTTCTGTCTTTGTGGAAACACTTGAAGTCCACACTAGGCCAGCGTGTTACTCTAAACGCTCCGTTCTCCAGTGTGCCTCGTACATCAAAACAGTACACGAGGTTGAGATCAGGAAAGCACAGAAGATAGAAGTAGTTCTCAGGACTGTACACTGTGCTAACAGACTCTGTTTTACCCAGCGTGTTAGCAATCAGTTCCTGTTTGATGTTTCTACTCAAGTCGGTAATAGGCAAGGACTTTTCTTGTATAGATCGCCCTAAACTCCTAAGACCTGTCTGTGTCAAAAACAACAAGTCTGTTCCTATGTTCTGTACACTCTTTCTGTCTACACAGCCAACACCGGGAATGGTGTCCTGTATAGCCATATTTGCTGGACTCTCTGCCCCACTGTAAACTAATGTGTTGTTTTCACCAAAGACCACGAGAAGTCCGTTGTGTGCCGCTATAGCTACAACTTTGTCAAACCCGTTAGGCCACGCCTTAGACACATCAATAGATCCGCTAGATCCACCAGAGAAATCGTGTCCTATTAACAAGTCAGACCAGTAGATCGTGTTGTCATCAGTAGCGTTACCTACACACCACACTCGTCCGTAAGCACCTATAGCTTCGTTGGCGTACTGTGCAGAAGTTACAGACGCACCAGCAACACTAGACATTTTAGTAACTGCACCTAAACTGTTGCTGTACACGAGAGGCTCGTAGCCACGTTGGAAGAAGTAAGCATGATCGTTAAAGTTAAATATCTTCCAATCGTTATCTGTAATCGTGTACGACCCCGGCGTAGCGTCAACCAGTGTAGTCGTACCTGTCATAATCTTGTTGTTGCCAGTGCTAAAGATTACCTCGTTACCGGCGTTGTCGTAGAATTCGTGTATGTTGTGGAGGTAGTCAGTACCCAACACAGTTTTGTCTGTGGTAGAAACCGTGTTGCCCTTACGAGAGGCTAGGCGTCCACTCCTGTCGATAATAGCGTTGTCTGCAATCTCTGCAAACGCTACGTCTTGTGCAAGCGGAGAATCCTCTGTGTTGATCCCCTTGAACGCAGGAGCAACTAGGTTAATACTCTGTAGCGGCTGGGCCATCTAGCGTGTCTCCTTACGGTGTGTACCAAATAGTTTCTTCGGGGTGCTTCTGTGCGTCCAGAGCAATAGCGTCAGACAAATACTTGTCAGCAATAGCAAAGTACTCTGGTGTTGACGTACCGCCTGTCTCCCCCCGTTCACGAGCCAACAGAGCTACCGCCATGTGAATAACAGGCTGACTAGGAATAGCCAACGTGTCAGAGTCAGAACTCAAGGCTACGTTTCTGATGACGCTCTTGACCTTTAGAGAGTAAACCCCGTCAGGCTTAGGGTACACATCAATCTGTGCGTCACCAGAGCCGTCTATGCCACTAAACGTGTAGTACTGCGGTGCACCAGAGGCAGGAGTGTTTACAAAGAACTTATCGTCAAACCATTCTTGAGGTCTGTACTCCATCACAATGTTAGATGTATCGTTAATAATGTTTAGGATCTTACCTTGGTCTTGGTATCCCGTAAGCGAGTACGTGTAGTCATCAGCCGCTGTGGTAATCGTAAGGGTAGACCTAAGATTAGACCAATCCCAAGCGTTTTCCACGAGTTGCTTTGCGTCGTTAATAAAGTCACCAACCATAGCACTGTACGTGTTGGCGCTAACTGTCGTTACTGTGTCTTCTCTGAGACGCCTCAGTACGTTGTTTACTAAATCTAAATATGTCATACTAAGCCCTCAAACAAGCTAGTTATGCTAGTATTTTGGTCGCCCATTCCTTCTACGTATTGTTGTAAAAAGTTTTCAATTGGAAACTGCATTTTAGTCAAAAGCTGTGGATCACCTTGTAACTCAAAACCAGCATCTACGGAAAACATACCGCCACCTGTACCGCCAGTTCCACCACTACCGCCACTAGGAGGAGGGGGAGGAGGAGTTGTACCACACTCTTCTGGGTTAGCCGCCGCATACTCAGCACAACTACAATCTACACATTCTGATCCAGTGCCACACTCTTGTGGGTTTGCCGCCGCATACGTAGCGTCGTTACAAGGATTAGTTACTGACTCTTGTACACAACGCTCTAAAGCACCGTTGAACACGTACCCAGCTTTACACGGGCCACAGCTACCATCTTCTCTTACAGTAGCGTTAGGATCGTCACACTCGTAACCACCACCACAGCCAGAGTACCCCGGAACAGAGTCATAGATTTCACCACACTCACCGTCTGCAAAACGAATGAAGAACGTGGTTCCGTCACAACCTGATTCTAGTACGGTTCCTTTAGAGGGACAACCACCAGTAGTGCCACAGTCCTCTAAATTGTCAACCATTTGCCCAGCTTTGGGTGTGCCTTCGGGACACTTTACTTTTTCTGTAGTAGTGCCACAGTCCTCTAAATTGTCAACCATTTGCCCAGCTTTGGGTGTGCCTTCGGGACACTCTACTTGTACTGTAGTAGTGCCACAGTCCTCTAAATTGTCAACCATTTGACCAGCTTTAGGTGTACCTTCGGGACACTCTACTTGTACTGTAGTAGTGCCACAGTCCTCTAAATTGTCAACCATTTGACCAGCTTTAGGTGTACCTTCGGGACACTCTACTTGTACTTCAGAATCAGAACAATCTCCACTTAAAGGCTCTTCTTGCCCTTCTAAATCACTTCCTTCAGGACATACACACTTTTCTCCGTCCCACTTACCGTCCCCTATACAGTTCGGGTCTTGTACTTCTTGACAACCTTCTGTTGTTTGATCTGGCCCTATTATTCCACCAGTTAACTCTTGACCCTGTTCACCTACAGAGGCGTCACAATCAAGGTAACCTAACGCAGTACACGTTTCTTTGTTTGCCTCAAAGTACTCTCTTTCTATACAGTTTTCGTCATCACCAGTAGGGGCTACGCCAAATAAAATATCATCAATTTTTTCTTTTACTGTGTTTGTTGCGTCTTCGGTTTCAATTAGTATCAAGCCACCAAGAACGTTACCAAGAGTCCCTGTAA